ATCTGTCTTAGGATAATCGTATTCATAAAAGCTTTGAGATTGTAATTTGTTTTCTCCCAAATCTTTCCAAACCAAACGTATCATAGCGTAATCACATGGATACATAAAAGCTTGGTTTTTATTAGAATACTCGCCTACAATTTCTTTAAACTCCATAAACACATTACCTCCAGGCTCGCCACTTGCTTTTTTACTAGAAGCAAGAAACTAGGCGGGAGTTAAAAACCCCATCCGCACCAGTTGGCATATTTTAAGACCCTTACCAACGGGGTCCAAGGGAAGGGGTCCCGACCAGGGCGCTTTTAATGTCATCCCGAGACAGGGCGAGGAATAAGATCCTCAAATGCTGCTTGAACAGCATCATCAAAATCCCCGAAGGGACCGTGATTCACACCATCATACACGTAGTAAAACTTATTGTCAAGCTCTTTCACGCTGTAATAGGTGATTACTTTATCACCAGTGTCGAGTTCTTCGACAAACCTCATGTTAACTTCTGACATAGCATTTAGGGTAATTGACTCCACCAGGGCAAGTTAAAGTCTAGCCCAGACCTGTAAATGAAATAACATCATCACCAAAAGCCCCACCAACTGCTCCACAAGGAATATTGTTGATTGTACTAGTGATAGTAAAGTTATATGGTTCTGTAACTTCAATTTTGTTTAATGTATTATAACAAGTAAACAAATCTGTTACAGCAGTTTCATTTTTATTTTCAAGTGCTGTGATAAGTGCTTTACTTACAGCATCTTTAGCAGTTTCAATCTGTGATTTCAGGGACATAATTCTTTTCAATAACGTCATCAAAAACTTCTTTAGTTTCTTTATCGATTGGTGCCATGACAACACCTCTACCATCTGGTAGACGAATCAAAAACATTTCTTGGTTTTTTTCAACTCGATCCATATAAGCATCGAAGTTGCTTTCAAACTCATCTTGTGTAATTTCAATCATAATTTGTCATTAAGACAATCGGGGTGATAGGATTTGAACCTACGGCCCCTGCTTCCCAAAAGCAGTGCTCTATCCAAGCTGAGCTACACCCCGTTATTTGTCTCGATGAATAAACATTATACCATAGATTGGAGGGATGATCAACAGAGAACCCATTAGACTTACTAATACTGGGTTCTCCATGATCGAAACAATCAAATGTCTCATCTTACTTCATAATCTAATTTACGAACTTTACGCTGCTTTCGACTTTCCTGAAATTCCAAGTCTTGTCTGGTCAGCACTGACGGATCCTGACGCTTGGACCGAGCCCCCGAGATTATTTCTACCAGGCTCAGATCCAAGGCGCTGATATTGCCACCACGGATGGACGTAAGGTTCGGACATTGACAGCACTTGAGTTGTGACGGGTGCTCCTCTAATACTCTTCCGCAATTCTTGCATCTGATAACTAACATCGTTCAAAATCCTTCTAATCTCGTTCAGTTCACTTTGAATTTCTTCCATAGTTATTTATAGATGTAATGGGCGATACTGGAATCGAACCAGTGACTTACCACTTGTAAGGAGGCCACTCTACCGCTGAGTTAATCGCCCTGGCGTCTCAGGTTGGGGTCGAACCAACGACCGACCGCTTAGAAGGCGGTTGCTCTATCCACTGAGCTACTGAGACAACTTGTTTATTTTAGCACATCTGAGGGGCAGTTGTCAACCCATGGGGCACACAACCTCATTTCCCCGCCAAGTGCTCGACACTCATCAGTATAGCACACAGAGGTGTCAACTGGTTTTTCTGAGTATCGTGGTGGTGGAATTCTAACAGTTCCATCGTCTCCTGTCAAGCGTTCATAATCACGGATAGCTTTATCCACGGTACGCTTGGCTTTACGTTCAATGATACCAGGATTTTTTTGTAGTTCTGGAATTAATGGAGAATCTGGGTCGTACTTCACTAATGTTTCGTAGATAATATCCCAGATATGTTTATCTTCTATTTTTAAACATGATGAAAGTGATGCTACTATAAGAGTTAATATTAGAATTGTTTTTATAGAAGCTTTCTTTTTACCGAAAGAAAAATTAAATTTCATAAGAAAAGGGGAGCATCACTCTCCCCTTTATTTATTATGTTTTTAGACCCTTGAATAGCAGACTCTAGCAACACCTTGCCCTGGAGAAGCAATAGTAGAGAAAGCACCATACGACAGATCAAGATCTCTATCGCCTACATAAGGACCTCTATCATTTACCCTAACAATCACCGACTTACCATTACGTTGATTAGTCACCCTAAGTCTTGTACCGAATGGTAGCCAGCGATGTGCCACTGATCTTCCATAAGCGTTATACCGTTCACCATTGGCTGTAGTTTGTCCATGATAACCATCGCCAACTCCATAATGTGAAGCGAGGGTACAACCACTCGCCGCCTTTGCTTGTAGGGGTGCCAGTCCTACGGTAGCAATGGCAAGAAAAGAAAGTGTTTTAAGAAGCATTAATTTTAATAGAACTCTACATCCCAATAGAAGGGGGGTACACCGCTCCTCTCGGAGGGCACCTTCCTGGGCTCTAAATGTCACTCACGTTATAATAATGTAACGTCCCGTAACAGGGACTTCATAATATAGCATCTATTTAGGATTTTGTCAAGACGCCCCATAAATATCAGTAGATTTGATATGAGCCATGTATAGGTTAAAAGAATCTGATATTGACTATATTGTAATCGCTTGTAAATCTTACCAATATCATACTGGATCAGAATACCTCTGGGAAAAGTATGAAAATATTATAGAAAAATTAAACCTCTATCGAGAGCAAAATCTGTATGCCGAGAGAGTGGAACACTCCAATTAGAGAGCCATGGAACGCTCCTATTCACAATACATTAAAAGCAATTGACAATCACACTCAAGAATATTTTAAGAGTGGAGATAAATGGCATCTTCAAAAAGCAGATCAACTTAGACAATATTTACATGAGTTGAAAACTTGGATCCACAATCAGGAGGGAAGATAATGGCATCCACTCTAAACAAACTTATCTTTATTGTATGTTGCTCAGTGATTGCTTTTGTTGGTGCTACATTTATTAACTGTAACTTTATGATACCAGGCACAGCAAACAGTGCCAACCTTTTAGGTGGATTAAAAAATCCTCCCCCAACAGATTGTAAAGAATCTGAAAAGAGAGGATATGAAACATTATTAGGTATTCTTACAACGATAATCGCTCTAAGAACTAAGTTAGAAGATTAAGAAGACCAAAGTTTACCTTCAGCACTACGTCTCCTAAGTAGCCCTGCTTCCACACTGCTATTAGGATTACGGTATAACTTCAAAGTTTCTGGGATTGCTTTCCAGTTTTTTTGTTTAAGATTAGTTGTAATAGTATTGAAGCCGCTACTACCGTAGAAGTTAGAGCCAAGATTATAAGCAAAAGATAAAAGTGCTCCTCGTTGATTGTCATTCATTTCCCCCCAATAAGGTATTTTAGATAATGATGGAAGGAATCTATTAATCAAATCAAACTCTAAAAGTTTATTGGCATACTCTTGAGTAATAGTTCTTCCCATTTTAAATGGTTGTCCATCAAAATCTTTTGTACTTCCCCAGCCAATTGTGATTGGAAGTCCTCCAGTCAAAGGATCTGGGTAAGCATGTAAATGACATCCTTCAAACTCTTTGATTAACTCCACTCCTTTAATTGGAGTAGAGGTTATTACTTTTTTGCTTGGAAGATCCTACCCCATCCGTCATTGCCTCCTGGACACCACCTACGAGCCAGCTCAGAGCGTTTGTAGACTGTCCCACGTCCATTGGTCACGGCACCCGTATAGCCGTCGTTAAGGCTGCCGTAGGGGTCATTCACGATGTAGTCACCAGCAGGTGTCTTGCCAATCACTACAACCATGTGTCCTCCCGTGGGATTAGATAGAGTGCCCCTATGAAGAATGCCAATAACAATAGGTCTACCAGCGGCAAGCTCTCTATCAAGATCAGCAAAAGTAAGGGAATAGCTGAAACTTGACTTAATGCCATAAGTTGAGAGAGCACGAGTTTGTACCAAGTGGTCTGTGGTATCTCCGATTGAGAAGACTTTTTGAACATATGTGTCGTCCCCTTTTGGTCCTTTTAATGTGCCTGGTTTGAAATACTCTAAACACATTGCACAAGCAGATGAATTACATGTACGGTTGGCATCTCTATAATTATCTGTTTGTGGAAACCATGGAAAGTTTTCAAGAACATTTGTTGCTTGTTTTTGTGCCTTTGATCTATATGTTTTAACCCATGTAGCAAGGTCATCAATTTCTTCTGATGCTTTTTTAACAAGCACTTCTTCAAATTGAGCAACTGCTTCTACATGCTTAGGATTGTTTTCATCATAATGTTTGAAAAAATTGTGAAGATCAATTCGTGCCATTTTTACCTCCGTGAAGTTGAATATAATACTCGGCGTCTACTACTACTAATGGTTTTTTACCATTCTTTTTCATAACGACAATTGGTTCATAATCTCCTGAGTTTGCTTGGGCTTGCTCGTATGCTTCCCAAACATTCAGTTTCTCCACATTCTTACATTCAATACTGTATGGAAATTTTTGTCTGGCTGCTCTAGCCATAATCAAATCTTCCCCACCAGCTCCCATTGATCTAGATTCAATATCTTCAGGATGAACATCAAGCATTTCTATAAGTTTGTCTCGTACCCATTGCTGGAGCCGACGACCTTTCGCTTTCGCTGATTGTACACGCATAATAAAAAACCTCCTTACGGAGGTATTTATCTATTCAATTAAAGCTGGAACCCAACAAAAGTATCTTTAGTTACGTCCTGTTTAAGTCCACCAATTACATAAGATTCGACTTCTGTTTCTTGAGGAGCAACTTGAAGACCCTTAGAAGACAACCAATGCTCAGTCCAAGGAAGAGGATTGTTGTTAAGAGGAGCATCAAAGATAGCATCAAAGCCAATTGCTTTTAAACGACGATTGGCAGTCCACTCAACATACTTTTGAAGTAGCTTAGCATTTAAGCCAATCATAGAACCATCTTTAAACAGATAGTCTGCCCAAAGCTTTTCTTCTTCAACACACTGTCTAAACATATTATAAACAGTTTGCTCTTCTTCTTTAGCGATCTTAATCATATCTGGATCATCACCCTGAGCCCATTTATTAATAATGTTCTGAGTGATGACCAAATGCTGTGACTCATCACGGGCAATCAAGCCGATGATTTTAGCGTTGCCTTCCATGAGTTTAAGTTCACCGAAAGCAAATGAGCAAGCAAAAGAGACATAGAAACGAATACCCTCAAGGATATTCACGTTCATTACAGCACGATACAATTTACGCTTGAGTTCGTAAAGAGTTTCTTGGGCAGCAGGAACACCTTCAAGTTGATGCTGCCATTGATTACCAGAAGAATAATCTTGAGCAGCTTGAATAAAATCATCATATGCCTTCGTCACACTTTGAGCACGTTGAAGGATTTGATCATCATGAATGATAGTATTAAAAACTTCCGTGGGATCTGGATAGACGTTCTTAATAATATATGTGTAAGAACGACTATGAACCATTTCCATAAACTCCCACACTTTCATACATGCTTCCAATTCAGGAAGAGAACAGTGAGGAGCAAAAGCCATACTAGGACCACGACCCTGAACAGAATCAAGAAGAATCTGATACTTAAGATTGGCAGTGAAGATATGCTTTTGCTCTGGGCGAAGAGTTTGATAGTCAGCACGATCTTTTTGGAGGGATACCTCTTCGGGTCTCCAGAAGTACCCCAGTTGCTGTTGAGTGAGTTTATCAAACACAGGATATTTAAATTGATCGTATCTTTGGACCCCCAAGGGGGCACCAAAGAACATAGGCTGTTTTAAAGTATTGACTTCTGCTGTATTAAATACAGTCATTCCTTCTACTTTATTCATTTGATCTTCGTTTGTTTTAAATTTTACAACTGTCACAGTCATCCTCCTGAAGGTTTAACAAATCATTAAGCATGTCTTCCACATCTTGTTGCCTCTTTTCATCGACAACCTCATCCTTCTTAGCATCATATGTGTTTTGATAGTAAGAAGTTTTCCAACCATACTTGTATGTATTGAGAAAATCTTGAGCCATTACTGACACAGGAACCTCATTATCGGGATAATTTTCTGGATTATACGACCAGTTACCCGAGATTGCTTGATCAAAGAATTTTTGCATAACAGCAACAATATTGATATAACCAGTATTGCTAGGCATATCCCAAAGAAGCGTATAATTATTCTTAAGAGATTGATAGCTTGGAACAATCTGCTTGAGAGGTCCTTTCTTTGATTTTTTAACGGACAAGTAATCTCTAGGTGGTTCGATTCCATTTGTTTCATTTGACACAACGGAACTGCTCTCCGAAGGCATTTGTGCGGACAACGTGCTATGTCGTAATCCATGTGTTTGAATCTCGGAACGTAGAGTTTCCCAATCATAGTTTAACTTGTTGGGAACGATTTCATCGACATCTCGCTTATAAGTGTCGATTGGGAGGATACCATCAGCGTATTTTGTTCGATCAAAATATCCACATGCTCCCTTTTCTTTAGCAATGGCATTTGAGGCTTTGAGCAGATAGAACTGGAAAGCTTCAGTAAGGTCGTGGACGAGTTGCCATGCTCTTGGGTCATCGTAGTGTTCTCCATGTTTTGCTAAGTAATGTGCTAAACCAATATAACCAATGCCAAGAGAACGACGATTGATTGTAGAAACTTCAGCAGCTTTAACTGGATAGTTTTGATAATCAATTAGTTCTTCCAAACCACGAACAGAAAGATCACAAAGTTCTTCAAGTTCATCAAGGTTCTTCAGTTTACCAACGTTGATAGCAGAAAGAATACAAAGAGCAATCTCTCCTTCACCATCAATGTGTTGAATAGGATCTGTAGGTAGGGTAATTTCCTGACACAGATTACTCATGTTTACCTTATCTTTGAAAGAAGAATGGGAGTTACAGTGGTCAATATTCATGATGTAAACACGACCTGTTTCAGCACGTTCTTTTAAAAGATCAAGAATTAATTCTTGAGCATTAATTTGCTTCTTATGAATTGAAGGATTTGATTCGTAAGAAGTGTATAAATTATCAAACTCAGGAGTGCCAAAAGCATCGTAGAGTCCAGGTACATCATGTGGAGAGAACAACGTAATGTCTTCGTTTTTGATAAAGCGTTCGTAGAACAGTTTGCTAATTTGAATTGAGTAATCTAGTTTACGAACTCGGTTATCCTCAGTTCCTTTGTTATTCTTTAGAACGATGATGTCTTCGATTTCTTGGTGCCAGATTGGAAAGTGGACAGTAGCACTTCCACCACGAATCCCGTTTTGTGTACAGCATCGGACAGTTGCTTCAAACTTTTTGAGGAATGGGATAACGCCTGTGTGAGCAACTTCCCCCCCTCGGATTTTGCTGTTGACGCCACGGATTCTACCAGCGTTGATGCCGATGCCCGCCCTTTGAGCAACATACTTACCAATAGCCATGTCGCTGCTAAAGATACTATTGAGGGTGTCATCAGAATCAATAAGAACACAACTAGCAAATTGTCTGAGTGGTGTCCTAACTCCTGCCATGATTGGCGTGGGGATGTTGATTTTGTGCTTGGAGATGGCATTGTAGTAACGGCGAACGTAATCCAATCTTACTGAAAGTGGGTATTCAGCAAACAACGTCAAAGCAATCATCATGTACATGTACTGGGGAGTTTCAAAAATTTCTCCACTGCTACGATCTTGAACAAGATATTTGTCTACAACTTGACGTAGCCCAGCATAAGAAAAAAGATAGTCCCTAGAATGATCTACCCAGCTATTGATTTTAGTCCAATCTTCGTCAGAGTATTTGTCGAGAATTTCTTCATCATATACTTTTAGGACTGTCGAATTGTATAGGGCAACATCGTAAATGCTTGGCATTCCTTCCTTCCAAATATTCTTGTGGAATACTTGTTTACGAAGAGCAAACAAAAGGAGACGAGCTGCTACAAATTGGTAGTTAGGATTTTCTAAAGAAATTAAATCACTAGCAGAACGAATAAGAATTTCCTGAATATTTTCAGTCGTGATGCCGTCATAGAATTGAAGACCAGAATTCATTTCTACTTGAGAGGCTGAAACCCCAGCAAGACCATCACAAGCTTCATCGACCATACGATGAATTTTATCCAAATTTAAAGCTTCAATGGTGCCATCACGTTTTTGAACTTTAATGCCGTTGCTCATACTTTCTTCCATTCGGTTAACTTAAGTTTTGCTTCTAAACCTTGATAGGTGTTTGATTCTACCACACTTTGAACGTTGTGTCCAGCCATCACCATATCATTGATATCTTTTTCAACAATAGTAGATGGCCAAATAACTACACGTTCTCCATTATCAATTGCTTTTGTGTATTTGGAAACGATTTCTTTATTTCTAGGTTCGTTATCAAAAACATAAACTAGTTTGTATTCGCTACCATTGAGATTAACATCACTGCCACACATAGCAATGCTATTGTAAAGGAACATACTATCGAATGGTCCTTCAGTAACGTAGATTGGTTTCTCTTCGTTTACTCTATCCATCCCAAATATTTTGGTCTTAGAATCATCTAGCATGATTGTAATGTATCTGATCTTGGCTTTGGGAGCCATTGAACGACCTTGATATCCAAACATGTTTCCTTCTTTATCCCTGAGAGGTATAATAATTCTAGGACCATCTTGCTTCAAGTTTGGGAAAACTTTTCGCTGTGAGTTCGTCCATTCTTTAAATTTGGGACAGTAGTAAAAGTAATCGAGATCTTTAATTTTTCTTTCTTCTAGATACACCCGAGCTGGGTGTGTAATATTTAGTTCTGAAATCTTTTCAAGGTCAATACCCGTTTTCCTTTTCTGGAATTCTGGTTTTGTAAAATTGAAATCTGGATTTTTGGTTTGAGTATTTTTTCCAGTGAGACCTTCACGATACCGTTCCATCACATACTGATTATACAGATGGACACAGTTATCTTTTAGAAAATTGGTAAAAGTTCTCCCCACACCACAGTTGTGGCACTTGAACACAAAGTCATTCTTTACCTTAAAAAGATACCCTCTAGTCTTGTTCTGATGCTTCTTACTATCACCACAGTAAGGGCATCGGAAGTTGTAGAGGGAATCTTTTTTCTTTGTGAATTTTTGAAGTTGAGGGGATACTAAGCCAATGTACTTAACATCAATGTAACTCATTATCTAGATTGGGTTGGCTGGCTCCTCCCATTATAGGGCATACTAAGCAGGTTGTCAACAAATGGAACGACCAATCCCACAATTAAAACGGCAGCCCCAACCAGAGCTGCCGCCTGCCACTTGAATTTTGATAACTCAGCAACATTATTTTCTACAGTTTCTAATCTTTTAATGACAGAAGTATGTTCTACAGAATTTTGATGTTTAACATCTTCTATCATTTTAACAATTAGTTCATCCGATTTAATGCTCTGCTCAATTCTTTCGTCGTGCTTAGCAAGTATGTTAGCAATACGTTGATTAGATTCTGAGATTTTATCTACAGCATTTTCTAGTTTGTCGAGCATTTCTCTAGATAAAGATTCATAGATGTTTAATTTAGATTCCAATACATCTAGCTTAGAAAGTTCTTTTGTGAAGTCTTTGTTAAACATCTACATTCTCCTATCAAACGTTTCTAATGGCAAAGTCAAGAGCAGTTTGATATGTCGAAGCATCTTTATTCAATAGATAACGAAATCTATCTTTATTATCATCGTCTAACTGTGAGTACACAGCAGCAATTTTTTTAGCTGAAAAATTATCTAGGTTTTGAGTAGTGCCATCATCAAATTGAATTTTGGCAAAGTGTGCTTCGCCGTGAGTTAATTCGGAAGTAGCTACTTCCATAGCAACATCCAAAGCATCAAGTGTTTTATTTTCCATCATAGTTTCACCTTCTGGTTCATGTGAGTTTTTCAATGTAGCTTTCTTTTGCTGATCGCTAGCTTTCTTTTTAAAGTCGGCAAGACGAGCTTTTAGCAAGGTTTGCATTTCGCCTGTCTTGTCCATCATTTTTTTCTTTGCTCTATCCTTAGCAGACTGAAGTTCTTTCTGTCTATTAAGTTTTTTTGATTGAGCAATTTGCTTTTGGGCTCTTTCAGTTTCTGTGGGAGCCGCTTCGGAAATTAAATTTTCTAATTCTTCTTTCATCTTCTTACGTTTTGAAATACGAGAAATTAAATTTTTTGCTCCCTTTGAACGTCCATCAATATAATCATTATTTGCTCTTTTATACTTTCTATGTTGTTTAGGATTAACTAAAACAAAAGCAGGAGGAAGCTGTAACCCACTACCATCACCAGCAGTATTGGCAAATTCGTTTAAATTAGATTCAGTTGTTTTAGACATTCTTGATCAATTTCGTAATTTAAAGACTCTGGTAATCTATTTAGGAAAAGCAAAAATGCTTTTAATACTGGCCAATAGGTTGCTTCAATTTTAAAAAATAATAACGGAGTAGCAGCATCATTAAAAACATTATACATTAAAATTATATGATTTAGAATAAGATGGGTTTTCAATTCACCAGCTATTTCATAACGACGAAGTAATCTTTTAATGTATTTAAATCGATTCAAATCTTCTTCAAAGTCTTCATAAGTGACTGAGTTAGGATTATCATAATGTTTAATGGCAAACAGGACCCAATTATCCTTTGTCAATTCACCAAAGTTCATATATTATCAAGCAGCAGTTACTGTGAGAGTAGCAGCATTAGAGATAACTTCTTCAGCACCAGCAGAAGAGGTAATCTTGACACGATACTGATAACCATTTGAAGCAGTTGTTAATCCAGTGAGAGCAAGCGAAGCACTTGTAGCACCAGAAATATTAGTCCACTTAGCAGTGCTGCTGGTTCTACGCTGCCATTGGTAAACGAGTGATCCAGTTGTAGCAGCAGCAGTTACAGAGAATGTAGCAGCAGCGGTAGCAACAGTAGCAACATCGAAGGTTAGGTCAGCAGCACCACCATTACCTAGATCGGCGTCGTCAATAGTGATGGTCTCATCAACAACGAAACCAGAGCCAGCGCCTGTTACAGTTACAGTAGCAGCACCAGATCCGTTAACTACAACACTGAATGTAGCTCCAGTGCCAGCAGCTTCGGTTAGGTAATCGGAAGCACCAATGGTATAAGTTCCAGCAGTTCTAAGAGCATCAGCAGCACCAATGGTATCGACAGTTAGAATACCACCAGCAGGTGTAGAAGTTGACTGGTTAGATGGTTGACCAGAAATGGTGATAGCAGATGCTACGTCAGCAGCAACAGCATCATCAAGGTCAGCAGTATTAACAGGAGCATCTTTGAATGCTACAAGATGTTGTGCCTTGTGGCGAGTATTACCAGAAGCATCAGTATATGTGAAATACTCCCACCAACCTGGGGCAGTTAAACCACGTAGTCTGTTTTCTGGTAGTGTAGCTTCAACATCATCGATGTAGATAGTTCTACGAGCAGCAGTAGCATAACCTTGAGCACCAGCAACTGTGCTTGGACCATTTACAATAAGAGTATTATCCCAGTCATACTTGTCTACAGAGTTCTTTTCTGTAGTATTCAATACTTTTAAACTTTGTGCGTTATTTTCAGAACGACTGTAGAGAGCCATTTAATTTCTCCAACTTGAACTTTATATCTAAAAGATATTTATAAAAAAAGGGGAGTTGCCTCCCCCAAAAACGTTTATTTTTATTTTATTATCAGCAATTCTTTAGAAGAGCTGTTCTTACAGTACCAGCAATAACATCATCGATATCATTGTCAGTTGTTTTTACATAACGCTCAAGTAGATCTACTACAAGACGCTTAGTATGGCAAGAATTCATTGCCGCCAAAATAATTGGTTTTAAAACTTCTACTACTACTCCCATTATGTCCTCCTGTATGATGTTAGTGGAGATCCATCTCTATTTATCTTATCACTTGCTTGACTTTTAATTGCTTTACTAAGATATTTTTTATTCTTCTTAGCAGCAATTTCATCTTCAGGAGTGTTTGGAATTTCTGGCATCACCTCGACGGTGGATGCCTTCAATTCTTTTTTTCTGAGTAGAACTCCATCTCTTCCTTGATCTTTTTCTTAGCAGCAAGAATCTTACCAACTGTCTTACGACGATTTAGAAGATACTTATCTGACTTGTCATGATCACCATCGTTATCAACGTCCTTATCTTCTTTGCCAACTGGATCAAGTTTCTTTTCAGCTAATTCAAACTCTTCTTTCTGCTGCTTGTTCTTTTCTTTCCAAGCGGTAGCGTAAGCGATTCCCTTTTCTTTTTCTGATACACCGCCTTTGGAATAGCTCTTCTTAATGTGCTTAACCATTCTTTCAAACTTAGCACCTGGAGGGGCTTTTTCATCTAGCATTACATCACCAATTGGTTCGTAGCCAGCCTTTACACAATTATTAACTTCTTTACCACCCTTCATCTTGGTGCCAACTTTCTTATAACCTTTCCAGCAAGAAGTAAATCCATTGTCATCTTTGCCATCCATCTTCTTTTCAAAGATATAGGTTTCACCTTCAAACTCAAGCTCAAAGGTTTCTTTCATTTTTTCTTTTTTGTCTTCAGCTTTCTCGTGCTTTTCTTTAGCACTCTTGCTCATCTTCTCTTCTTTCTTCTCTTCTTTTTTGCTCTCGTCTTCCTTTTCTACTTCTTCACGCTGAACGTTCTTAGCTCTTACAGTAGTATATTCAATCTCAGCACCATGAGATTGCTTAGTACCTGTGCCAGCAGCAATGTTAATTGCTGGATCCGCTGGAGCAGCTTTTGCTTTGGGATCTTTCTTTGAGAAATCATCCTCATTACCTTTCTTTTGTAATGAAGGGATTCCTTCTTCACCAAGATATTTTACTGACGACTCAATCAATGCTTTTGAAAAATCGTCATAATGTGCCATTTGGGTCGTTGCTCTTTGTCTTTCCATCTGTAAAGAATGTATTTTTCCTTTCTTTATTTATGTTTTCAACAAAGTTGATTGCTCTAATATCTTTAACCCAAGCTCTAAACATCTTTTCCGATTCAGTCACAGCAATAACATAGTTAACACCAGAGCGGATAATTTTACCCTTCTCTCCAGTGTTAACATTCATGATGTAATCACCTTCCTGAAAAATTTCTTTCTGAAGATAAAACTCTTGTGTTACCTCTTGTCGTAGTTGTTTGAAACTTTTCATTATTGTTTTATTTTAAACGGAGGGTGGGCGAGTCGAACGCCCAAGGGCTTTAACACCTCAACTGTTTTCAAGACAGGTTCCGTCGCCAATCGGATTGACCCTCCAGTATTGATGGGGCATGTGCCCCAATATTATTTAGCGATCGTCTTCAGCTCGATTCTCTGAGTAGTAAACATCAAACTCGCCGCCAGGATAACGCTTCATGAGTTTGTTCACGTTAGTGGAAACTACGTCATCCATTGTAACTCCGAGAGCGTTACATGCTTGAGCAACATACCACATGATGTCACCAAGCTCAATAATAAGATGCTCACGGTTATCATCATTCCAAGGCTTACCTTGGAAAACCATCTTCTTAACAATCTCAAGGAACTCACCACCTTCAGCATTGATACCGACACCAGCAGTAAGCAGTCGTTCAATATTGGCACCTTTAGCATCCAGATCAACAAGACGCTCAGAAAGTGCAATAAAATCTTTAGAAGCATCTGAAGTTACAGCATCAACGAATTCAATGTAGCGATCAAAATCTACGTGCTTAGTCATAAAAAATTAAATTACAAACGATGAAAATTTACTTAACCGAGATTGTTTATCTGACAGATCTTCAAAGCGTTCAAAGGTTTCTTCCTCTTCAGCTTCGGTAATAGATCCGTCTGAGTCCTCTACATTATACAGCTTCATCTTCGCTCTGTCAATACCCACTGTGAACCTCTTGTAGTAAGTCGGATCGTTGTATCGGTTTTTAAGTTGTTTAACCATGATACGCCCAGACTGTTCAAGCTCTTCAGTGGCAATAAGAGCAAACATAAAGTCTGCTGTAGCAGGAAGACCAAAGGATTCAGAAGTGTCGGTAAGATCAACGTCAGAATTCCCAAAGCCAGAACGAGTAGTCTGAGTAGCACTGACAACTGGTACGTCATGTTCAACAGCAAGACCACGAAGCTCCTCAGCAATCGCTTTAACATATGTGTAACTATTAACAATGTGACCCTTGTATCTAGCAGAAGCACAGATATTAAGATAGTCGATGAAGATGATGTCAGGTTTGAAATCTTTCTTCAAACGAAGATCATTAAGCAATGCTTTAAAATGTCCAGCATGAGCAGACGCTGTTGGGTATTCCTTAATGATTAGTTTACCCTGAGTCTTCTGTCCAATTTGATGAACACGAGAAGTAAAAATTGATTCAGGAATAGATCCAATATCTTTAATGTTTACGTTCAAAAGATTAGCATCAATACGTTCAGCAATCTTTTCTTCTGCCATTTCAAGAGTAATGTACAAAACATTTTTTCCTTGTGACAAACAAGAAGCAGCACAGTGACACATAAACAAAGATTTACCAACACCAGTACCAGCAAGAGCTACGTTAAGTGTTTTGTTTGGGAGTCCTCCCTTAGTAATAAGATTGAACTTTTCCAAATCAAAAGGAATCTTTGATTCATCTTTGTGATAATATTCGTAACGTTGCTCTACGTTATCTACATAATCGTGTCCGATATATTCATCAAACGATACTGCCAGGGCTTCTTGAAGGATGGTCGGGATAGCATCTCTTGATACTTTCGGATCTTTCCCATCTGCAATTTGGATTGAAGAGAGTAGGGCGTTATATATGGCCCTGTCTTTACACCACTTTTCTGTTGCCGAAATAACCCAGTCTTTGTCAATCCAGTCTTCACTGTATTCTTTGATTTTCGTAACGCTTTCTTTATAAGTGTCTTCAGTGAGATCATTTCTATTTTGTAATGCTAAGATTAATACTTCCTTAGTTGGAATTTTATCATACTTGATCGAGAAATCTTGAATCTCTTCAAAGATAACTTTCTCAGAAAATTCTTGAAAGTAATCTGCTTTGATGTGAGGAACTACCTTACGGTAGTATTCCTCATTACAAATTAAATTTCTAAGAATCGTTGTTTCAATCGTCTCCGTCATCAGATGCTCCGTAAAGAAATTCTTGGTGTGCTTGTTCCTCAAGTTGTGCCATTACTTCATCAGTGAAGTATTGCTCAGGGTTTCGTAGAATTTCTTTACCATAAACTTTCTTACCTTGAACTTCGTAGCGCCCAGCACTGTTCTTCCAGATGCCAGCACGTTCTCCCAATTCTAGCAGACCGTAGTGCCGCTCTAAGCCCCTCTCATCGAAGTACAGGCGGGTTTCTACCTTGGACCCCTCCCGTGTCAGACGGGACTTCTTCGCCTCACACTTAATAATGTTTCCGATGAGATCTGTTCCGTCTTTCTCTTTTTTCTTTGAGAGATAAATGATTGTGCTAGCAGAATACTTAAGACCACTACCACCGCCCATTTCTTTCGTAGGAACGTAAGCGCCAACAACGTCATAGGTATGATTAGTAACTAACATGGGAATGTTCGCTTTACCAAGTTTCAGTGTCAAAATTCTAAACACTGATTTGGTGAGCTGTGCCTTGGTCATGTCACGAACATTCTTGTCGTTGGAAGCATCCTCGACTTCTTTATTGGTGGCAAGCATTCCAAGGGAATCGAGAACAAACATGAGGGGCTTACGCTCCTCCTTTGGTTGTTCCATGTATTTATCGATAATACGTACAGCCTGAGTACGAAACTCTTCAATTGTATCTACAGGGAAAATTACCATTCGCTTAGAATCAATACCCCTGCTTTCAATCATCTGCTTACTAATGGCAGACTCAGTTTCAAAGTAAATAACACCAGCATCAGGATTGGTATCGAGAAAATTACGAACGACACTAAGACAAAAGAATGTCTTACCAGTTCCTGATTCTCCAGCGATAGCTGTAATCTTGTTTGAGGGAATGCCCCCAAACAACGATCCAGAAACCAGGGCATTAAATACGTAGCTGCCAGTGTCAACAAAAGATTCAACATCGCCAGCAGCAATCCCATCAGCAGCAAGGGAAGCGAATTCATTTTTGCTATCTTTAATTACTTGTTGTAAAAAATCCATAAATCTCCTAACTAAAAAAAACT